TTTCTTTAATGCCGCTTCTCGCTGTAATTCTTCAGATGCCAATTGTGCTGCACGATATAGCCGCTCTGATTCGGAAAGTTGTCTCCACGACATCGGGTCATCACGAGCAATGGAGCGCATATTTCGATAAATGCGGTCTTCAATGTTCTGTATTTCTCGCGCTGTTAACGTGCGCTGCGCCGCCTGCTGGACCGCTTGTATACATTCCTGTCTCATTTAATTTAACCTCTCAAGAAACACGCCACAGCGACATCAAACAGGCTGGAATCCTGTATTGCCTGCTCACTTTCCCTGTTCGCTTCATCCAGTACTTCACGCGCGCTGCGCGATTGTGGATTACCATCATCATCCAGCACGGTAATTATCATGTCAGGTGATTCAAGCAGCGAGTCTTCAGCTATGCGCAGATCAATATCTCCTGCCTGATCCGCCATCATTTTTTGTTCTGCCTGTTGCAATATTTTATCAGGCTCAAAAGGAGCTACTTCGTCTGGCGTCCTGACATCTGCTGTTTTATAGAATGAAACAGCCTGAGCATTAAGTTCACTTTCTACCTGCAGTCGCCGTGCCAGTTCTGCTCGAGCTTCAAAAAACTGACCGCCAGGCTCATGCGGTGCCAACGCGTTACGAGAAAATTCCAGGCGTTCTTGTGCCTGCCGGATTCGTTGGTCAATATCGCGAAGTCTGGCCTGTTTATCTGATCGAGCACGAGATAAAGCCTTACCGCTACCGGTTGGCTCTTCTGCAAGAATTTGTGCGCGCTGTTCAGTGAGATTTTCAATAATTCGTTGGCTATTAGCGATTTCAGACTGGTAAACCTGTCTATCGCCACGCGGCAAAAGCTGCGCGGCCTGTTCTTCAAGCAACCGATTTTCTATAGCGCGCGCCGTTACTCCATCATCTACAGATGACAGAGCCTCATTAACTGCCTGAGACAGCAGACTCTTGCGCCCTAGAATTTCACTGAAAGATGCAGACTCAACAATGCTGGCAACGTCTACAGGTCTCCCCTGGCTAACATCAGACATAGCTTTTCGCAGAGCCTGAATGTGAGAATTGCGCGAAAGCACGTTGATCGGCACGCCGGGAGCAATATCAATTTCAGCATGATGAGCGGCATTCGCCGCCAGTGCAGCATCGACATCAACTGGTGAAAAATTTGGTGCGCTTGTAGACTCGCCGCGAGAGTTAATAAATCTGCCGACACCACCAAACGCCACCCCAAGAACAGCATCAATAGCAATTGCCTGTCGATCCAACACATCATACTGGTTAGCCATTTCGCTATAGCCACCATCACGAAGCGTTTTTGCAGTAAGCCCACGCTGTGCCATACCGAACGCAATATTTGTACCTGCGGCATAGGCAATATCTGGCGTTGCACGTACTGCTGTTGCTGCGGCGCGTCGCACTGAACTTTCACCCGTCCGCGCAAGCTGAGCCGCCACACCTTCCGCCAGCGCACCACCAGCACGTAACCCGAGGCTCATAGGGATCAGTGTTCCAGCACCAGCAGTAATACCCTGCACTAATCCCGCTTCCTGCGCCGTCCTGAAATCAACACCCTGTGCTGTCAGCCGTTCAAACTCAGAAAAACCCTGTAGAGAAGTTACCGCCGCAGCACCTCCGACCGGACCACCGAGCATTGTACCGACAACAGCCTGCCCTCCCATATCGAACAACCCATAAAGGACCTGCCCGGCGGTTCCGGTTGTCGCGGCATCAGGCGTCAGCCGCTTAACCTGCTGCTCTGCTAGTTTTCTCTGCTCAGCAATGTATGAAACTGAAGTGTCATTGAGCGAGGTGTTTTCGTTAACAAACTGAGCAATCGGGGATACGATTTTATCCATCCCTGCCCATAGCAACTGATCTGGCTTTGCCACCAGCCCGGAGTACAAACCAGACAATGCCGCTCCTACAGCATTGTCGAAAAAACCAACATCGCTGTTAAAGCCAGCTGGATTTGATGCTGCTTCGTCAAGCTGCTGATTCTGGTTTACTGGATTAAGGCCAAAGTAACTCATTGCGGAATATCTCCGGAGAATCTCTGACGTTTCTGTGTCAGATTAAGAACAACGGGAGAACCATCATCTTTCAGCAGATAACCAGTACCAAGTTTCACCAGGTACTGACTATCGCCGTAACTTTGCAAACCATACTGACCAGGCGGTGTTTTTATCCCGGAGCCGACAACTTGTTCATTCCAAGCCTGATTAGCCTGCTTATCGAATTGCTCTGCAGACATTCCCCACGGCAAAAGGACATTCCCCATTCCGTTATAGTCATGCACGCCACCTGTAGCTACGTTAACAGCCTGTTTCCAGACATCATTGTCAATTTCGCCTGATACCACGCCTTTTTTCGCCATCACACCAGCGTAATAATCCTTTGCGATCTCGTATGCCATTGATGCCCCCTGAGCGTCACCAGCAAATGCATCCTTCACCATGTCAGAAAACTCAAGGCGAAGATCAGCATCTTTAGGCATCGGAATACCTTTCGCATCATCAGTACCTTTACGAGCCGCCGCGCCAGTAAGAATTGTCTGCGCAGCGGTTTCAGGAGACACGGAAACATCAGGATTAAACCAGTTTTTTTCTGCCAAAATACCACCAGGCTTATCCATCAGTATCCCGGCAACGGCAGCAGATGGAGCGTTGGCACTGATCTGCTGTAGCGCTGACATATACACCTGCCCACCACCAGTGCTCTGCCTGATGGTATCGAGATATGCTGCCTGTTGGGAAACTGGAGCATCACGAAGAAAACACCGATCTGATTGGCCTCGTCTTTGGAAAAGAACGTCAGTGGAGTGCCATATGACTTAGCAAGGTCACTGACCTGAGCGGCACGCAAGGCAACGCTCTGTCCAAAGTTATCCTTATTGCTCATGTCGATAGGCTTTGCCTGTCCGGAGGCAAGAGAGAACTGCACAGGATCCGACTGCCGCTGCTTTATCACCTGATTTGCAGCCGAAACAACGTTGTCATAAAGAGCTGCGCGTGCCGCATACCCCTCCCCTGTATCACCAGTATCCGGGCGTAATTGCTCAACATATGCTGTAATGCTGCTTGTCGGCATGTTGCGGAAAGAGCCTATATACTGTCCGGCGATCTGCGTATTCTTAAACTCGGTATATCGCAGGTTTCCTTCTCTGACTCCATAAGCTGCAATAAAATCAGCCTCACCAGGTGGGTTAGGAAATTCAACTCCACGCATATACGCAACTGTCGCATCTCGAACCCGGCTGTCAATCATCGTTTTATATTCAGCCTGCTGCTGCCGACGCAGTTGATCCGCCTGCCGCATAAAACTTGCCTGCGCCTCAGAAGATGCCGCATCGAATGCTGCATTACCGGTATAGCGTTTGGTGTTGGTTGGAATTGTTGATAAACCAAGTGCAGCACTGACACCAGCAGTTAACTGCTGATCACTGTATGGCTGGCTACCGTTCTCATGATGGATAATGGCTAGCACAAAGCGCCTTCAGGGTAACAGGATTAGATGCATCGAGAGGTTCATCAGCAGAAACGCCAAGGTTGTTCGCACACTGCTTTGATATACGACATAGTGTCATTTTTATCAGTAGGCGGTGCCCAGCGATTAATTATCTCGCTGACGGTATCAATACCTTGCCGCTGATACGACATCAGGTTCCGCCCTAATGCACGAATCCCGTGTTCAGGTGTTTCGAATTTAGCAAATCGACCATCATCACCGGTCTGGCCTACCCACGGATTAGTTTTGCTGTATTCGAGATTTCCTGGGTTATTGTTGCGTATGCCACGGGCACGCTCGGAAGAGTCACTATCTGCTACAGCACGGCGAGCTCCAGCAGCAGTATCACTTAACTCGCCATTACTTTGGATGAATGCGGTCGCATTGTTTGCCGACCACTGGGACAATGCGGCATCAGCAACCTTCTCTTTAAACTCGATTTTCTTGGCCTGTATTTGCTCGTCGCTCCAGCCATGTGCAATGCCGTAATCCTCAATTTGCTGGAAAGTTTGCTTATTAGCCAATACGTATGCGGCGTTGTCGCCATACAATGCTGCGGCATTTTTACCATTGTTCAGCAGCGTAGCCTGAAACTGGCCTTCTCGTAGGCATTTATTTGCCCTATCTCGTGCCGCCCGGCCTGCGTAGTGAACTGAATACGCTGCTGCTGCGCCTGCTGCATGAAAGCATTACGAGCCTGTTCATCCGGCAGCGACATAGCCAGTTGTTCGACCTGAGCATCAAACTGCTGTGTATACTCCTGACCTTTTCCAATAGCATTTTTCCCTTTCAGGTTAAGCAAACCTGTTTCAGGGTTATTCAGCAGATCGCTGCTTATCTGGCTTAAGCTAAGAGAAGCATCCTGAGCCATAGCAACATTCGCGCGCTGTTTTGCCTGCGCAATAATACCTGCATATTGCTCTGCAACATCGCCAAGTACATCACCGACATTTGGTGTCTGAAACGATGAGAATCCCTGCGTCGAAATCCCTCTGCTCTGAACCTGACGGCCCGATGTTGTTGGTACAACTGGCATCTTATTATCCCCTTATCGACCGGTTGGAGTTCCAACAGCAGCAGAAATCGGCGCAGCCTTCTGAGAGAACGGGCTCCACGTTCCGCCGCCCATCTGGTATGCACCGTATGCTTTTAGTGGTGCCGTTAACAAAGTACTGGTCATCGATGATTTAGCAGCCGACTGAGCAGCAGCCCCCTGTGCCTGAGCATTCACTCCCTGAACCTGATACCCATATGCCTCACGCTGAGCATTATTCACTGTCGTTAACGCATCAAGAGTGCCGAACTGAGCATTATCCGCAAAAACGTCAAGAGCTGTTCCGCTACTTAATTCCGCACCGGTAGCCCCCATAGTGGCCGCCGCAGTGCCTGAGCGTTGACGCATTTCACGACGACGCTGATCCGCTTCAATATTCCCACGATTGATTGAATCCTGTGCCTGAGCTTCAGCAATTTCAGCATTCCGATCAGCTATGGCTGACTGGTATTTTGCCTGCTTGCTCTGGCTGTACATTGACGCGGCTGTGGATGCCACTGTGACGGCAACCAAAGCGATGGCTGGGTTACACATTATTTTCTCTCCATGTGAAATCTGTGGAAATTAAGACCAAGGGCACCATAAGGCGCGGCTTCTTCAAGCCTGAATCCAAGCCAGTGCAGCCATGCTTTGGCAACATGGTTTCGCTCGTCGACGTAGTTTTCCAGGCGCGGATAAACTGCCAGCATCTGCTGCAATACAGGGCGGCAGTGGCGAAGAAATGTCTTCTGATATTTTTCAATACGGCTGGTTCCTACCAGCCAGGGTGTACCATTGCCACCGATCATTGACGCCGGAGATACACCAAACATGGTTACCAGTTCTCCGTTCGCAAATCCTGACCAGGCCATAGTCGCAGTACGCAGACCAACACGCAGCGCATCTTCGGTAGTCATCAGTGATACCGCATACAGTTCGTCAATATCAGCCTGACGAACATCCGGCAAAATCATCTGAAGATGCTCTTCGGTTGCGGGAATAATTTGAACATAGATCATCAGAATCCCCCAACAGTAAGGCGAGGAATAACGGCAAGAACAGACAGCGGCAACGGATCAAGCTGACGGATTTTTACACGTCCGTTTTTGCCCCAGTTACTGTCCAGTTTCACTTCTACTTTTCCGGTAGCATCATCAACAGGATCATCGTAGAACTCGAATTCACGCTGTGGATATTCGTACCATTTACCGCCGGGCGTAGTCGCCCAGATGCCGCGACTGGCATTCACAACCAGAGTAACGGAGGGGATCACCTGTTTTTTGTCCAGCAGCGTTTCCTGTCCGTTAATGTTGATATCCAGTGTTTCGAATTCAGCAGTTATTGGCAGGCCGATGTGCACTACAGCCCCCGGAGATTCCAGCGTGACGGCACCTCCGGAAACCACTTTCTGTGGTTCCACGTTCGCATCAGAGAGAATGTTTACGGTCTGGCCTTCAAGATGAGACAGGCCTCCAAATGTCCGGCGCGCCATCTGCCAGTTCGTGGTGGCCACATTCCTGAGGGATGGCGGGACGTTCCTGTTAGCACGAACCACTACTGCGGTATTGCTGGTTACAGAAATAATGTCGCAACGTAATTCTTTTGACACTTCATCGCCAGTATCAGGATCAGTTCCGGTATAAGGGAACTGTAGTTGCGCGCCGACATCACTACTGGTGAAGTACGCACCACCAGAAACACTGATTGTATATTCCGCGCGGTAATCCCATTCGCCAGAACCACCAGTGATGATCATCGTTCTGTCAGACGTATTTCTTCCATCATAGCTAAGGCCAGAATCAACAAAGAAAGCATCTTCATCGCTGGTAAATAAACGGCTGGACAGTCGCTCGATGTATCTCACTGTTTGCCCGTTAACGGTTCGGTTAACGACGAAATACACCGCATCTTCATTGCCTTCGCTGATACTGCATGTGCTTTCATATTTTCCGGTACTGGATTGTGGTGCCCATGCAAAAACCTGCTGATCACGCAAATAGGTCATCACCAGTAATTTACCGTCATCACGAATGCAGAAGGCACTGGAGTAAGGGACTATCGAGAAGCACCAGTCAACAATGCTGTGCTTCTGAAAAAGATGATTGGCAAGGATGGTCAGGTCGTTCCCCTGATAGCCGTCAACATCGAATGAGTAGGCCAGATCACGGACAACGCTGCCTTTCTCCTGGACGAACAGAGCAATATTCGCCACAGCAATTGGCGGGACGTTGCTTGAGCCATTTGATCCCTGAGAGCTGAATGCAAATGATGATGGGGTTAACACTTTGTTCTGGTCGCCGGTGATGACGTACTCACCTCCGGAAGTCAGCGCCACCAGAGAACCAACATCAATCAGGTGGCGGATCTCATTAACCTGACGTCCGGCATAGGTGTAGATAATTCTGTCGTCATCCTGCGTAGGATTGCTTTTGCCAAAATCCTTATAATCCCCGGTACGGCTGGCCCAGATAGTCTGAGGAAACGCAGTCGATGCGGCGAAGTAAAGACGTTGTTGATAATAAACAACAGTGCCAGGATAACCATTAACACTGTTCCAGGCATATTTAGCCCATTTATAGCTGGCATTATCCTCGCCCACGACCTGCGAAGGGATATAGGAAATCACCTCGGCAGTTGCAGTAGTTCCATTTGCAGCAGTGATACGGGCAATGCCAAAACCACTGTGCAGATATTCCCACTCAATGCCAGTATCATCATCACCGGATCCGCCCCAGCCATCCCATGATGTGCCTTCTGTATGCGAAGGGCGCAAAGTACCTGTTTTGCCTGCTGTAACGGCGCGATAGTAGTTACTGTCTGCACGGCGAATATCGCCAATCGACGTACTCTTACTGGTTTCCCATACCGGCACAGAATCCACTGCAGGCTGTTCCAGATAGAACAATTTGCCTACCTGCTCCGCGCCAAAAATAGAGGCGCTTGCCGTTAGCGTAATTGTCCCGGTGCTGGCGCTGGCATAAACCGTCACTGACTCGTCAATATTGATATCTTCAAATGGCCCGTTCTTCGTTACCACATCAACCAGTTGCCAGTTGTCATGAGCATATCGGCGCAACTCTTTCGGCGGGTATGCCGGGTGAACCAGCGTAAGCACGTCGGCGCTTTGCGTGAATTTAATTCGGAACAGATCGGCTTCAGTATATGGCGTGGCAATTTCATAAATAACATTGCTGCTGTTCAGCACCAACGCACCATCTTTGATAACGCGCATGTACAGGTGTCCGAACTCCAGAGCATAGGTCTGAACCGTCGAGAACTGGAACGGGATCAGACGGCATTTACGATTTGGGTATTTGGCGGCACCGACAAAACGCGTACCAGGTCGATTCTCAACGCCGCCATACTGCCGCACGATAAAGTTATCGCACTTGCGCAATGCCACCTGGTACTTCGCCATGTCAATACGCCCGTACAACGACGGTCCAATCTCACCACCGGCAAAGCTGGGCTGGATCCAACTGATAGCCATCAGGACAACCTCGCAATGGTAAACTCGTCAACCGGTGGCTGTGGTTCCTGTGATTCATTCTGGCTATGCGAGCCAGCACTAAGAATCACGCGATTGTACATATTGAGAGCAAATTTACCGAGATCCGCATTCCCAGTCAGCGCCATGTTAATAGCTGCCGCAAGACGCCAGGCCAGCGCCTCCATAAAAATGGCATCAAACATGTTCACATCTGTAACACGAGAGACATACTTGAGCCATGCCTGCGGCTGGTCTGTGTAGATCAACTTTCCTGTTCCGTTGGTGTCTGCACCAACTTCGTACTGAACGCGCATTGCTGCTGTTGGATTGCGTACACCAGGAAGCATAATTTCAGTAATGCGCAGACAATCGGACGGGTACTGGTATGCGTATTCCCAGTCTGGCGGCGGATTGTTCGTATCTGCAAGCGCCACGCGTTTGGTAGCAAAGTTCCAGTCAAAATCAGAAAGCACAGCATCACGGCAGGCCTCAAAGTGCAGCGAACATTCCCCCGCTTCCTTGCTGGCTTCTGTCAGGCTGTTAATGCTGCGGCTGTTGCCAATATTGGACAGCGCACGATTACAGATCTCTACTGCAGAGGCCATTACTCACCCCCATTGCCGTACAGAGTTTCAGCCGCTGATTTTTCTACATCCCCGGAAACAGGAGCGATCGCCATATCAGTGATCTGCAGATCGGCGCTGCGATTAACACCATCGTCAGTTTCTCTGGCAGACATGCCTCGAATAACAGCCTTTGCAGTTATCATCACTTTTGTTCCGACGCCCAGAGGTTGCGCCTTCAGCTTATTCAATGTGTCGTTATTAAGAGTGATGCACAGCCCCCACGGGTATTCATCGCGAGTTCTGGTTTCTCCGCTCTCATCCTGGTAGCTGTCAGTGCCGGTTTTGAGGTTTACGAGTTCCATATACACTCCTGCAATAAAGGGGCCGAAGCCCCTTGTCGGATTTGCGAGGCTTACACGCCCAGTTCTTTACGCTTATCTGCGATCTTCTCGCGGAGCGTTTCGGCTTTAGCGTTATGGTGTGGCTTCTCGTTAAAGAGCAATTCGTACTCTTCACGGAGCTTATCCAGTTCACCATCATCTGACACATCGTTGATGATTTTGGTGCTGGTTGCTGCCATAGACACCTTTCCTGCTACCTTTGCTTTTGCCTGTCTGGCTGCATCGTTAACAGGTTCCAGTGCGCTACCAGGCTCACCTTCGTATTCGATTTCTGCCCCCTCCGGCCACAGTGTGTTATGGATATGAGAGAGGCGCAGAACGCGGTATCTTGGTTTCTCACCTGACATCGATATCACCTTAACCAGTTACTTTTGAGCGGATCGGGTACGGTGTATTGGCATCAACATCCAGACTGATACCCGCAGTGAATTTGCCGGCCGTTAGTGGGCCAGTTGCGACGGAGTAGTTAACACGCAGATATCGCTGAACACCGGCAGGCACCTTTGCAGAAACAACTCGTTTACCTGCTGTCAGGGTAGCCTTTGCCAGTGCGCCACTATCATAAATAGTGGACCATGAGCTGTTATTCTCACTCGTCTGCAACTGGATGTTTACAGTTGCCTCACCACTTGCCGTGGCGGCTTCGTTAACCAGCACCCAAAACTCAAGCGGATAACCCACGCCGATATCGCGACGGTTTCCATCAATTGGACCGAGATCGATTACGTCAGTAGAAGCCGCGGTATTCGTAACCGCCTGAGCTTCGGAGAACATCAACAGTTTGTCGGTGATCATCTTCTTTCTCCATTAGTGGGTCTGTTACGACCCACAGGTTAATAACAGGCGTTACACCACGCGGGCTTCTGTTTCCAGAAGCGCATCAGTTTCACGGATTGGTACACCACGGAATGAAGTCCACCACTCGCCTTCAGTCTCTTTTACGCTGATAGCCAGAGATGTTTTCTCCAGAGACTGCAGATCAAGAGCCTGGCCTACAGTGCGGTTCATGTAGAACACCGGGCGACCCATGCCACGATTTGGAATGCGATGCAGTGCTTTAACCATTAACTTCGCAATATTTGCGGCAGAGGAAGGTTCTGAAAGATTGCTGACATCGATGTTTGCAATGCGAACAACATAACGCCAGTCACGCAGAGCAAGTCCGTTATCCCATTTGTAATGGGTGCGATAGCCTTCGTACTTGCCACCATTAGCATCTTCCAGTGTCACCTGGCCTTTATCTTCCATCTGAATGCCAGCCTTCTGCCCTTTCGGGAAGATGCCATGCACGGTGTTTTCTCCCCATACCACTAACCAGATTGAGGTGTTATCTGTACCCGTGCCACCAGCATCAATGATGTTCTGAGCATTACCCGCAGACAGGCTGGAATAGCGGGAGGACAGTCCCATAAACTGCTGAGGGTTAACGCTGGAATCACCATAAAACAGCGTCTGCGCCATCTGCTGATTCATCGCTTCAATAAATGCGCGGTCTTCAGACAGGCGGAATTCGGCGGTATTACCGTTCAGATCAGCCAGTGACTTATCGACTTCAGCATAGGTTTCCAGCATGCCAACGGAATCGGTGACCTGTACTGTGGTTGATTTGCTTGGCTGTACGCCATAGTTCAGCAAACGCCAGGTAGCTGAAGGTAAACCAGAACGAATGGTGGTTCGGTGCCCGGTAGGAAGGTTCCCTTCGACAAAAGGCATATCCTGAAGGATCGGGTTAGTTTGACCGAGAAGCTCGATAATCTTATCGACTTTCCCGTTTGGATCTACGCGCTTACCCCAGTCAGCCAGCGTTAGCGCAGTTAAGCCTTTAACAGTCATTGTCATTTCCTCTCTTATTTGCCATAGAGCACTTCGGCCGCACTACGCTGGCCTTCATTACCACCGGTGACCATGCCATCTTCAGACATCGCCTTTCCGATTTTCACGAACGTTTTGACCAGATCAGGGTGATTACCCAGTCCGGTGGTGTTCAGATATTCTTTGAGCTCGGGTGTCCCGAACTGGTCAAGAGCACGCTGTGCGGCGCTAAGGTTAGAAATCAACTTGTCGCCACCGATTTCTTTGTCAGCTTTTACATCCGCAGCCCACTGCTCGGTTGTTTTCTGCCAGGCTTCTGCCTGGCGCTGCTGAACACCTGCCAGAATCTTCGGATAAGCATCAACCAGCTTTTGCGCTTGCTCGTTGGTCAGGTTAAGTTTTCGCGCCACCGGCTCGAATTCCTTCAACGCTTCTGTATCCAGCTCTACGCCTTCGGCAGCCTGAAACTCGTACTTCTCAGGCGCACCCTCTGGTTTATCGCCGTCCTTTTTTTCATCCTGCTTATCGTTTTCAGGCTTTTTGTCATCAGCAGGTCTATCGCCATCAGCAACAGGTTGTGGCTTATCACCTTCCTGTTGTGATGGCTCACCAACTGGAGCAGGGTTATCACCTGCAGGCGCTGACGGTTCTGACGCAGCCGGAGCTGCTCCACCATCGACTGGTTGCTCATTGCAAAGACGGCGATACAGCAAACGCTCAAATAAATTCATGATCACTCCTGTTCACTGGCCTCTTTGGCCATCTTCAAATACTGTTCAGGGCAATGCGCCATAACGCGCTGAAACAGTTCCAGCGCCAGATTGCGTTGCCCCTCATTAAATGCCATTGCCATAGCATCCATCGGAGAGATAGCGGAAAACACCCGGCCTTTCTCCAGCACAGACCAGACAACGCGACGCCCCTGTTCACTGCTCATGACAAAGCGAATGTCATCAATTTCACGCTGTGCCATGTCACGTTGCTTACGGGCGTTTTCTTCTTTCAGTTGATCGTCTTCGTAATCTGTCATTGTGATTGCCCACCCTGACCACTAACTGCATTCGCCATAGCTGACAAAACACTCGGATCCGAAGTTTTAGCTTCGCTTAGCGTCTTGGCACCCTGTGCCGCCGCCATCCCCATCGCCATCATTTGTTGCTGCTGTTGTTGCTGTGCCCGTTGCTGGCGAGTCTGCTCAACCTGTTCCTGCGGAACAATGACGGTTGGAGACACTCCGGACATATCAGCGAATGCATCGATCGCCTGATCAACGTTGAGTTTGTCGAGAGCTTCTGGTTTCGCTTGCGCAAGTTGACCAATGAAGTTAACCGTGGACGCCAGACTGGACAGGCCGATAGACTTCTGCGCCTGAGCCATGACGGAAATGTATTCGACCTTCAGGGGCATGCCTTCCATCGCGTCAGGCGGTGGCGGCAGCATGTTTTTACGCACCATCATCGAGAAAGCGCGGTCAATAAGAGGATTAAGACATTCGTCGTTCAGACGCTCCAGAACCGGCCCCAACATCAGAAGTTTTTCTTCTTTCATTTCAATCACTGCTTCAACAGGCATCGAGCGGGTATTGATGTTCTGCAACATCATGAACAGATCGACAAAGTAGGCGCTGTTAATGATTTGGCGAGTGTCCTGAATGTCTGCTACCAGATCTGCTGTACTGGGGTTAACCAGATAAGCAGGCCTGAAACCATCCTGACCAGTAATCTGATCGATATACGTGATGTCGCCAGGAAGAAGGGAGGCACGCTGATTCTTGAGGGAAGTCGGAGCAACCATCGGCGGATTGGTGGCTTTATCAATCAACTGCGACTTGCGCTTCTGGAGAAGCTGCAATGCCTTAACAGGTCCAAGCGCCAGCATACCCGGGCATGATGATCCATAAACATCTTCGCCATTAACTTCCCAGCGCGGAGCCATAATTGGAAACTCATCGAATCCGGACTCACGCAACAACTTGTCGTTATCGCCACCAACCTCGTAATAAACCGATTTGAATGGCTTGTTCTTGCTATCCAGCTTCGATGTATCGCGGTCAATGTTCGGGTAAACCGAATGCATCACTTCAATCCACTTCTCGTAGGTGCCGCTTTCCCACATGCTTTTTACGGATTCGCTGACGTTATTTAGCCCGAACTCCTGAACAAGCTGACGAACAGTCATAGAGAACTTGCGAAAACAGGTGTCCACACTGCCACGAGGTGAGTTAGCCAGGTAGTAACTGCCTATCGGGAATGGCATTGTGCGAATGATGTCCTCGTCATCCTCCAGCACCGCCATTGCACCAGTGCTGTATGTGCCGAGGCTTCCGTATAACTGCGGAAGAGACTGGTAGAGATTCGACTTATTGAACATATCGTTCATGCGGTTCTGAACTGCCTCAAGCCACAACTTAACAGGGCCATAGTCCATCATTTCAGGATCTGGCGTAGCCAGGCGAAACCACGGACGGGCGGGGCTTGTTATGCCTGACATCATGCCGCTGGCAAGAGTGCGCGCCGCCATAGTCCCGGTCGAATCAATAATGCGTGTATTGCGTCGATCGTTACGGTTAACCTCAGAAGTCAGAAAGCGGGAACCACGCGGGTTGATGTAATCACTCAACTCGCGCCAGTGCGGCTCGAACGACTGACGCTCGCTTTCAAGTTGTGCGAACTGTTTGTTCAATCGCTCTTTAGTTGTTTCCGCCATTTCAATGACTCCGGTTACTGACCAAGCAGCGTTTTACCGCTGGTATTAGCGGTTGATGTGTCGCCCTGAGAACCGGTAAGCAGCGTAGAACTACGACCAGCAGCAGCGCGACGGCGACGTGTTTCTTCGTCGCGGGCATCAACAACGGCGGCATCCTGCTCCTGTGGTGCTGCCTGAACTTCTGGTGTTGCAGGCACTGATGGTGAGCTACCCATGCACATATCAATGACTCCGTACGCAATTAAATTATTACCAATTTAACCACATATGATTTATTTATCGTAGATAGTTGACATTTAATGCACAAATTATTACCTTTCAGGTAACCAAAGAGTTCATTCCGGTTACTAACCTGACTGGCTTGTCGTTAAATTGAACAGGTGGAGTGAGCTTTTATTTTGAGCAGTACGGCGTATGGCACATGCGCCGATAGCGGTCTGGATACGTTTAAGGGGCACCCTCCCTTGCTCGGGCAAACGAACCATGTAGCCGGAATGTGCAAGTCGAGCGGTTTTATTCCGCGCACGGGGATTCACCATCCCGGCGATTCGGTGTGACGCCTCGGAAGAGACGAGGGTACAACGATGAGAGCATTTATGGAGCCGCGACAAAGTGTGGTGCCTTAACAGGCTAAGTGCTCTCAGCGTTGTGGCATTAGCTCAGTTGGACAGAGCAACCGCCTTCTAAGCGGTTGGTCGCAGGTTCGAATCCTGCATGCCACGCCAGAATCACGCCTAAGGACCGTGATGCCAGAAGTTCCAGGGGCTTGGCGGTGATGGTTTCCCTTGAAGGACTATCACCGCCCTTTTTACAGCAGGACGCCATTGCGATGACTTCATGCTGTAAACCCGTGCAGCCACGGAAGGCATAACTCATTGCTTCCAGTTCGCCCGGTTCGCCTGGCATTTTTTTAAGGTGAGATTATGAACGACCAGCAAATCGAAAAAGAAATCGTTGAGAAAGGCAAAACCGCTCCGCGAATCACCCCGCAGCACATCGAAGACGTGATTAAAAGCGAGCATTACTTTACTGCTTATGATGGACGAAATGGTGCCATTTCCAGCAACGAATATTGTGGCAGGGAAAAACCAGAAGAAGGCGATCGTGATTTATCACCATTGAAGTTGCTCACTTTCTGCGTACTGGTGCTGAAGAATGGCTTCACCGTCACCGGAGAGAGTGCCTGTGCAAGTCCGGAAAATTTTGATGCAGAAATTGGTCGGAAGATTGCCCGGCAGAATGCTGTAAACAAAATCTGGATGCTCGAAGGTTACTTGCTGAAGCAGAAGTTAAGCGAGCAATAACACCGTGACATGTCACAAACAGCCAGCCGATGAGCTGGCTTTGTTTTATCCTCACCAGAGGATATCAGCAGTATTATCCCCACCAGCGGATTAAGCATAAGGGTCATAATCCGTTATGGCCCTTCCCTGCTGGCTTTGCTGTCCAGGTATATTTATGCGTTTCGAGACCGGGAAAGCAAACGTCAGCAATAGCGCATCGCCTTTCCCCGGCGAACGCCCAAGTCGCTCTTTGATATCTTCCTTCGGTTCGATAACGATTTTACCGTCCACGCGAACTTTGTACTCTGCCGTCGACAGGTCGTCCGCTGTTTCCTGGTCATCCAGCATGCCGCCGAGCCTCAGCCATGTCTTGCATGAGTTGAACATCTCCCCACGCTTGTTGAGCATCTGCGGGTCAGTAGACGCGCCACCGAACGGAACAAGTTGCCATGTACGACCCCAGCCGTCACCGATTGACTTCAAACCGGTTCCGTAACCGAAGTCGATGAACACCGCGTCAGCCTGATACTGGTCTTCAAAGTCAGCGATACGCTTCGCCATAATCAGATCGTCGGTAGTCTTGTTGCCAGTCCACAGCACCTTACTGTGTAGCCCCTGCCGCAGGTATATCACAGCGTCATCAACGCCGGAGTATGCCGGGTCAACGCCGATTATCACCGGAGCATGTGCCACCTGCGCAGCGGTTACCACCCGTTTCATTGCCTCGTCAGTAAGACCGGTAGGGATAAACTGCAATTCAGATGCATCAGGGAATATGCCACGCACACGGATTTTAACGAAGTCGCTGTCTTCCCCGTAGTCATCAACCCATTTCTGCAACTGCTGTTTGTTAGTGCCTTCCACCGTCCGGCTGTCAATCTGCGCAGTTTTCCAGCGATGTTTATATTTGCGGAAACATTCGCGGAAACGTCCGGTGTTACGTGTAGGGTTTCCGAACGCCACCCAGATAATCTCAGTGTCTTCGTCCGTAAGCGCACCCTCAGCAACTTCCCACACCAGATCCGCAATGTTCGACGCTTCATCGAATACCACGATGATGCGTTTGCGCTCGTTGTGTAGTCCGGCGAATGCCTCAGTGTTGTGCTCAGACCAGGGGATTGCGTCAGCTCGCCACCGCTTGTCGTGCCCAGGGTCATTGCTGTACATCGCGGTAGCGGTACAGGTAAACCAGTCTTTCGTGATAGCAAGGTTCGACCACTTGATAATTTCCGGCCAGGTCTTCGTTCGTAGCTGGTTGTCGGTGTTGGCGGTCACCACGACCTTACAATCCTCGCAAGTGGACATGCCCCAGTTGATCAGCATTGAGATGAATGCGGATTTACCAATACCGTGACCAGAAGCGCGTGCCAGCATAAGCGGCTGATAGCGCGTCTCGGGATTCTGCAGGTGATCACGCATCTCTCGGAACGCATCGGCCTGCCACTGACGTGGGCCGGTAGCATGTGCCAGTTCAGTACCCTCTTCCCCCCACGGGAACGCATAGAGGGCATAGCCAAGCGGATCGTGAGTGAACCCTGCAATATCCTCGATCAACTGCTCTTCAGGAGATAACGCTGTATCTGTCACTGATTACCATCCTGACGTTCTTTGAGTCGCTTCCTGGCTGCTGCTATGCGATCAGCAATTGTCACATTCACATTAACATCCAGACGTTCTTTGAACGCGTTGACATCAACATGCTTACCAATCAGCTCAAGGTTCTTCACCTTGTCAGGCCATTTAATTTTTTTGAGGATTGTCTCTATCGAATCCTCGTTCATGTTCATGATGGTCGATGACAGATCAAAGCCACTAAGCGTAGTGCGCCAGATTTTCGGCCACTCACGGATTGGTTTAAGGCTCCCATCGTCGTTGAGGATATCGATCACGTCCATCTGGTCGATCTCCACCAGGCGCATGAGAACGTAATCAGCACTGACGCGCATTCGTTTGTTGCGCTCCTCCATCAACTCGGCAATCCGTTTTTGAATGCGTTCATCGCGCATCATGACACTGGCTTTAACTGCCGCTGTATTTGGGGAGAATCCTGCGTTAATCGCTGCCTGAGTCTGGTTTTCAGGCGTTTTGATGTATGACTGGCAATAAGCCTCCTGCATTGCTGTGAGCGGCTTAAATTGCGTTGATTTGCGTTTATAGGTTTTAGGTTCAGCAGGCATCATAACCACCTTGGTAATAGTTACCGTTATGGTAATAGTACCATGCAAAATAAAGCCGCCATAGTTGGCGGCAGTATTCAAAGTCCATCAAATTCATCGTAAAAACTCTCGTCAAGATACCCTTCCCATTTACCGCGAATGAAAATTACATCCTCGCCGCAAGGGTGCTGACTGTCGATAACTATATCCCTCCTGGCGCAACCATACTTATGCATGAGAAATTTAACCTCTTTCGGAAAATTTGCTGAGTTATCTCTCATATCTTCAAGGTCGTAGCGTATTTTTGGCATAACACCTTCGTGACATGTCACACTATTAATTTCGTTTCATGCCAGCCTTTGGTCACCCAGCATTGCGAGTCACCATTACACGGGCATGAATTCACAGGAACTCTCTCGCCGCACTTACCGCAACGTTTTCTGCTGATCGATTTTATACGCCCGTGCACGCGTACATCATCCTGGCGGATCAGTAACGCGATATACTCACCAAATTCGTAAGGTGCACGCCCGGGGCGACGTGTGGCACAGTTACGCTCCAGCATTTCAATTTCCTGAGCATCAAGCACAATCTCCAGCTTACGTACACCGGATTCAGCTTGTCTGGCTCTCTGAGCGGCTTTGCGCTCTGCTGCTGATTTAGCCATCAATATTCACCTTTATCGCGAACACCTTTACCGGTTTATCGCCGAAGTGCGGATGTGTGATTGTCTTGATTTCATATCCGTCATACGGAACGTCAATTCTGCGACTGGAATCCTCGCGCTTCGGATATCCCTTTGTGATAATCAGGCGGTCATATTCCCGGAACATAATTCGCTTATTCCAGTAGTCATTACACAGGCGATATTCTTCTGTTTTCTCCCCGCGAATCATGGCATCGAAGTATTCACCTTTGACGGCAAGTTGCAGGTTAGCCACGGTTAACCTCCTGCGGCGGTTCCGGTAGCGGAATCCAGTGAGTTGCTTGCTCAATACCATTACCCGGCTTAATCGTTGCATCTCCGCGCCGAAAGGTGCTTCCGGTATAGCGTGCGGAGCATATTAGCGGTTCAACCAGAGAGCTATCGAAATTCACCGAAATAAGCACGTTCTGGCCCTTTTCAGGCATTCGCTCACTACAGCTTATCCAACTATCCGGAGTTACCGGATAGTTGCCCGATAGTGCATTCTGCTCCAGTGATGCTTTTACAAACCACGCTGCCTGAACTATAACGCCATGAATCCAGCGCAAATCAGCATCGCGATCTTTCTTTTTCATCTTTTCGCCACTTAAGGCCTTGCTTATGTGGCTGCGTACCAGGTCTTCATGTAATTCCTTCGCCTCCTCAATGGTGAAACCACCAGGCAGAAGAGCCGGAGTTACCGGAGAGCTGGTTGACGCTTCCGGGATTTTCCGAAAATTATTGGTTGACGAATCTTTATTTTCCCGAAAGTTTCCGGACTGAAGCATGGCTTCGCGGCAATCGTTCCAGCCTGTAGCGTATGCAGCCGCTTTGCTGCTGCCTTCAACTGGCGCATCCTGCCAATACATTTCTTCCGTCACTATCGGCGCTGGAGGGGCGGCAAATAGATATCCGCCAAAGTCAGGAAGCTCTCTAATGGCCTGTACGAATTTTTGTTTGCCTACGTCAACCCCTAATGGGTAATGAGCTATAATCTTTGCCACCGGCTCTGCTTCCAGCGATGCCAGAGCAATCCGTGCCAGTTCTTCCGCTTCTTCTGCTGGCAGTACAACGTTGCTACCCGGTCCGTATGTTTCGCGCCACTGCTTGATTGTCAGCAGTCGCTCTTTGGTTATAGTAGTCATTTGTTAATCCTCAAAACTTTATGCCCGGGCGCAAAAGCACGCGTTTTGTCTTTGCTTATTCGCCAGCCATCCTTGCGCGCCTCTTTTGCACAGCCAGCCCATGACGTACCTATATACTCACCGAAGTCTGGCGACTTATATTTGCCATCTGTACATTGGAGGCAATCACAATAGAGATGCATGGTGTAACTTGCAGCGATAGCCATATCACTCTCCTTTAGTGCGCAAGTGGTTTTTCCAGCGGTTTTGCGCCGCGCTGGGCTTTTTGCAAAAACCACAATCCATCATCCCGTAATATTTCATCAACCCCATCCGTCGGTTGCTGAGTCTCACCCACTGCCAGACGCCAGGAGCGTTTCTACGAACTAACAGAATCTTTGCTTTACGGTTTTTCATCTTACAGCGTACCCTTTCTTCCGCCTGTTCTGTGACGCAGTAGGCTTACGCTTTGCGGCAAAAGCCACCTGACCAAATGGATGGAGTACCGCTATCTTATGGTTGCTAATAACCAGCTCCACCACACGCACAGGTCGCTGTAAAAAAAGTCGTTTTGCCTTACGGTTTTTCATCGCTTTGCTCTCCTGCGTCTCTTTGCTGCTCGTCGTGCCGCTGCAATACCGGTATGGCGGCGCTTTGGTGCCGGGATGATGTTGTCAGCCATCAGGACATACGGCTTTGCAATTAGCGCAGAAGCCCAAAAACGAGTCGGGTACGGTAACAAGCCGATACATGCCACACGCATTACTCACCTCCTTTGATGCGAATGCCTGCGGCGCGGATTGCATCGATGACTTCAGAAACTTTGTATGCCATTACCGTTTGGTAATCATCGTGAAAATCTGTTCGATGAAGCATGCTGCTACGTTCCGGGAGCGATATTTCCCGAGCATCCAGTTCCTTAACGCGTTCCTCCAGTTCGTAGACCCTGCATTGTTCTCTATCATCAATCAGATATAACCCAAGACATTCGCTTTCTACCCAACCGCCAAAATCATGATCGTAACGCTCACATGAAAACTCACCGTCACCGTCCTTTGTTGGAATGGTGTAACTATCTAATGGGCCACCATATGTCGGCACATTTCCCAATGTTGGATGCTCAATCCACATGAAAAATGCACGTCCGGTTATTGGGCAAAGATCTGGCCGCCATTGGTTACGAACAGCCTTGGTTTCGGATAATTCTTCAGCGTGTTGTTTTACTTCCTCAAGCTCAACTCTCAGCTTCCCTACCGTTAGCGCAATATCCTCGTTCTCCTGGTCGCGGCGTTTTATGTATTGCTGGTTTCTTTCCCGTTCATCCAGTAGTGCCAGCACGGTTTCTGGTCCGGTCAGAAATTTGAAGGCGTTGAGCGCATCAATATCCACACCGTAATCCTTAAGTTCCTGTTCAGTTAACAAATCATCATCAACTGGCAACATTAACAGGCGTTCCATTGCCGGAATTGCACGCTCTGCCGCCTCACGCAGTGCCTGATAGTCAATTGTCATTCTCGCCATCCTTCACAGTTGTAATCACTACAGCCTTCAAAATCATATGGGCTGTACTGCCAGGTTATTTTTCCGCAATGCGGACAATTCCAACGCACCTTCCCGCTTCGCGACTTCTTTCTTCTGTTCTGCTCTTTCAACCAGTCAGGCATGACCAAACCTGCGCCCTGAACCATTGTTCTGCGGTTAAAGTTATTGATATTGAACGTCCGACGCTTTGCTGCATCAGCAATGGAAAATGGCAACCAAACTATTCCTGGTTCGTTTTTGTTGGCGACGCTAAAGATGGTCGCTTTACTGAAGTCATCTGTTGGCAATCCACCGTGTTGAAGCCAGTAAACATCGTTGCCGTTCCAGCTACCTTTTTTGTAGGCCACATACGCAGTGCAATCTGACTCAATCAGGCTTTCTGTGGGGATGTACTGGCAATCAACGTGCCACACAGCCATTGCATCCACGCTATCAGCGCAAACAGGCTGATCGATATCTCGTCCACAATTCCAGGCTTTTTGGGCTTCTTCCAGCGTGTAAACATGAGCGCGATCGATATCAGAACTGTAACCATTGCCGTTATGGCAATGGAATGAGGCGTTATTACCCACAGTTTCACGCAAGCACATCATGTAAAAGCGGTTATTCACTGGTTGCCTCCTTTGCTGGGCTTTCTAACTTCTGAGTGGTTGTATCAAACTCAAACAACTTAACCACGTCATCAAACAGGACATAATCGCCATCAGAATCTTCAGTCATGTCAGCGCCACAATCCTGACCGAACGAGTCACAACCATCCATATCAAGCTCGTATCGCTTGAGTTTTGCGATATTTGATAAATTCAGCGCCAGTACAGCAAGGTCATAAACCTCATCAGCGGTATACCCGGCACCATGCCCATACATTTCAATACGGGATATGATTTCTTCTACACGTTGTTTTGTGATCGTCATTTTTGCTCACCTTCCTGTTCTTCCAGAAAAATACGCATAGCCTCAAGCATCTCTTCGGTGCCATACGGTGGCAACTTGTCACGCAGGATGTGTTCAATGCTGTTAATGAACTTGCGGATTGCTTTGCGTTCAATTTCAGCCAGGAAAGCGTCGGTGGCTGGGGTTTCCGTGAAGTTGTCCTCCCAACCGTAGTACTCCTGACGACAGAAGTTATTAAATTCCTTCTCCGACTGTTTAAGCTCCGCATTCTCTGCTGCCAGCACCGAAAACTTCTCGTGTGCCAACTTAACAGCCGCATCAGCCTGCTTAATTGACTCAATCGCTTTCTGCTGGTCTTCGGCCAGCTCATTAGCACGCACCAGTTGCACTTCCAGTTGCGTTGCCAAATCGCTGATCAGCTTTGCCACACTACGCATATCAACGGCACCACATTCTGCTTTCAGTTCCGAAGCCATCTCATACCCGGCGGCAACTAACCCTTTGATATTACTTTCCATCTTTACCCTCGCTTATCCACATAACTTATTGATTACATTGATAACTAAAAAGATCGTCGATTCAGAACTCTTCGATGTTCCAGCCACCACCTGCTTTCTTTGGCTTAACCGTTACCCCGATGATTCGGAACGGATACTGATCTGCGGCGACTTTGGTTTTCACCCTGGCGTCGTCGGTCCAGAAACCTTTCACTTCGTGCAGTTCCATCTCGCCGGTGGCGAGCATCACAGCGAAATCTGGCGTATAGAACGTGTTATCAGCTAACCGCAGCTTGATACCCTCGAATCGATACCAGACGATTTCTCCTGCACGTTTACGCAGCTCAAGGTGCTGGCAATACGCATATTCTGTTTTGTTTATCTGGCCTGTTTTGAGTCGACCAAGAGCCTGTATCTGTTTTCTCATGATTTACCCCTGAGGTAATTAAAAACCACATAAGACACGAAATCAATAGATTTTAGAATATTTTATTACCTCATAGGTAATTATCGAGACGTAAAAAAATGCGCTATCGCGCTGGTATTACTTGATAAATCCTGACGCCTTTCCCCGCCTGTATTCCTCCATCAGCCACTGCGCCGGTGTTATTCCCCCCAGGGTGGCGGCGTTAGGCATACACCCGAAACTTCGCCCTGGTGGATGGTAAACGTCTCTCCCTGTGTCCGGAGGCGTACTCATGGGTTCTGGCTTTGCCTGTATGCTGATCACCGGATCGGGTATCTGCTGTCCGGAAGCCACCTTTTTCGCCCAATCATCGAGCAGCCTGCGCGCGTGTTTCTCAACCTCAATCTCGCTAAGCTGGCGCTGATACATTGCACGGCGGGTATCACATACGACCCAGTACATAACCGGATGCCGCCACGGGAATCTTTCGGGACCACCAGGATATAAACTTTTTTCCTTGCTGTACCGGTGAAACTCCGCCATCACATCGTCAATGGTGACGCCAAGAACCATCTTGCTGTCTTTGCACCACTTGATAAATTGCCCTGGAGACGGCCAGAACGGAGATTCACTGGCGCGGGCGTGGCGCATACCAGCAGAAACCTGTTCACGGGTTCGGATCCCCCCTTCGGCAAACGCAGCAATCCACTGCTGTTTTGCAGCAACTTCCTGCTCTGGCGTCTTCAGGTTGGTTACCACTGCCGCCGGAAACAGTTGTTTCAGCTGTTTAAAAAGGGCATCAACAAGCCTCTCTGCTGACATGTTCACCACATTGTCATTGTTGACGTACTGATGCTCATAACCTGACATGCGAGAAAGGGCTTCTCCGTCACGGTTTTGTATCGCGGTAAAAACGTTGTTCACAAGAAATCCTCCCATGCTTCAGGGCTGTTCCAGTGCGGAACGTTGTTATCAGGTAATGTTGATTGCTTCTGTCTGCTAATCTGCAGCCGCCTTGCCAGCTTCTGCTCCCACTGTGCCTGATGGTATGCCTTACCCTCAGCCATCCAGTAAATTCTGAACTCTGCAAGTTCCTGTGCCGTTGGCAGACTGTCCAGGTATATCCCCTGCAATGAGCTTTTCCGGAGAAAGTCATCTGATGGCTGCCATTGTTCATGCATGACAAATTTGCCTAATTGCCCTGGCCCACCAGGAGGAACAAAGTTATTCATCACGGCGTTGTTTGCGCCGGGGTCATGAGGCACAGAATCCCCGCTTTTTGTCCTGCTCTCCCTCTCTTGGTTAAATGGCTGGTTATATGACTGGTTCTGGATCCCGTTTTTGGGATCATTCAACATCCCGTTTTTGGGATCATTCAACATCCCGTTTTTGGGTATATTCCCGTTTTCGGTAACATTACCGTTTTCGGGTTCATTACCCCCTTCCCGGTTGCCTTTAATGTTCCCGTTTTTGGTTATATTAAGAGAGAAAACCCGTACTCTTTTCGTCGCCCCCTTTCTCTCTCCGGTATCTGAAATAAGCCCCATTTTCATGAGCGATATAAGTCCGGCCTGCACGGTTTTTTTATTCAGGCAAGTGTCTTTAACGAGGCGTTCTATGCTGGGGTAGCAGAGGTTATATTCATCGGCTCTGTCAGCCATCGAGAGCAGTATGAGCTTTAATGACGAGCTACCTGGATCTGTCTCCCAGGCCCAATCTGTTGCATGTCTGCTCATGATTAATCTCCGCTATCAGCTTGAATGTTGTGGGGAGGAATTAATCATGATCTGCTTAATCTCTGCCCTGATGCGACGGTTTGATTCCATGGTGCACTCAACACAGTGTCCGTTGTAAACCCAGCGTTCACTGTCATGTCCGTGCTTACATGGTTTTCCGGTGTAGTAGCGTTTAAGTCCGCGCTTTGCGGCATCAATACGTGTAATGATTTCCATGGTAAGCCCTGTTATTAGTATTGGGATTACGATTATTTTGTGCTGACACAAAAAAAGATCAACCAGATTTGGTTTTTATTACCTTTGAGGTACGAATAGATATGAAAAGACCGCCGGATGGCGGTCTACAGAGGGTTGTTGCCAGATATCATGAGTAGAAGAAGTATGCCAGTTCCGCTTTTGAGCGCAGCCATTGTCTTGTTTTACAGGCTTTAAAAAGCCCATTCATCAATACCTTACCTGGCATTTTGCGCTTACCTGTTAAGTGAGTCTGGATATAGTGACTCGTCGTTCCGGCTTCCTGTGCGAAGGCTTCACGCTCATCCGGAGTAAGTGCAAGCCAGTGCTTTTTGAAATCGAAATGTCCGTTATCGCTCATAGCTATTGCCTGATATTTATTTCAGATAATAAATATTCACCCATAAGGTAACAAAAATCAAGGATAGTTACCTATGAGGTGCATTTACCTGTTGGGTAATATTGCTTTAAATTGAATCATCTACTGATTCATATATGAGGCGATTTTCCAGAAAATGAAAAGTATCCAGGACGTCCGCAGGCAAAATCTCAACGACTTGATCGACCGTGAATTCAATGGTGTTCAGACGCGGATGGCTGAAAAACTTGGAACTCAGGCAAATCTGGTAAACCGCTGGGCTCTTGGCAAGAAGGTTATCGGCGACCAGGTTGCGCGAAAAATTGAAGCTGCCGCCAATAAACCCCGTAACTGGCTTGATATCGATCGCTCGCTTTCTCAGGAAGGTTTTCAGCCTGTCGGACCAAGCGACATTGGTCAGCTGGCGGCTCACAACCTGGAACGCTGGATGAGCGAAAGCCGCGACCTTTCAACACAGGGAAAACTTCACCGCGCATCCGGCGTAGCCCAGGTGACAATCAGCCGCCTGTTAAACAATGAGGTCAGCGTTTCCATTTCCACCCTGGAGAATGTTGCATCCGCATTCGGGCGTCACGGCTATGAATTACTGATTCACCCGCACGACCCTGCGACCATCAACTATGATCGCTCGCGCTACGCATTGTTACCCGAAACCGAGAAAGCAAAGATCGAAAGTTACATTGAATTTGTCATCAACCAGAACGAAAAAAACAAACAATAAAATCATATTTTTCAGTAAGTAAGCCGCCTTCTGGCGGCTTTTTTATTGCCTATTTGATTACCTAATGGGTAATTTTTTTAACTCATATCTATTGACATCAAACCAGATACGCATAATTATTACCTCAACGGTAACAGACCGAGGTAACAAGTTATGCAGTGGAAAATCATCAACGGTTGGTACTGCGTTACTGCATGCGGATTCATGAGCTGGAAGTTCCGCACCTTACAGGAAGGCATCAAGTGGGCTTTCGTCAGCAAAGAAGCTCGCGATGTGGCCAACGATAACGAGATATGGGAGGGCTGATAATGAACGTTAATCAGCAGAAAAATCTTCAAAAAATCATGCTGGCATTCGACAAGGACTACCGCCTATCAGAACAGCTATATGACCGACAAGTTGAACTGATTGAGAGCATCCGACTTCATCAACTGTCCTCAACTTTCGACGTTGTAACAGGCAAAGGCGTTCGTCAGGAAGTACTGGAGGCTGCTAAAGACAGCCCTGAGTTCGAAGAACTGATGGATGCCTATCGGCGAGAGGCAATGGCAATTATCGCCCGCTGGGATCTGGCGGATCAGCTTGATGGACAGAGGGACGCGGCATGAAACCGGGAATTTATTTCGACATCAGCAACGAAGACTACCACGCCGGTGACGGCGTGAGTAAGTCGCAACTGGACATGGTTGCCAAGAATCCGGCGCTTCTTAAATGGGTTCAGGCAGCACCAGAAGACGAAGAGAAAAAGTCTGCACTGGATATGGGAACCGCATTGCACTGTCTGCTTCTGGAGCCTGGAGAGTTCGACAAACGCTTCATTGTTTCACCGAAATTCGAACGTCGGACAAAACAAGGTAAAGCTGACGAAGAAGCATTTCTTCGTGATGTGGCGGATATGGGTATTACGGTACTTGATGTCGAGCAGTGGCGAAAACTGGAGCTGATGCGTGATAGCGCAATGGCTCACCCGGCTGCACGCTGGATGCTGGAAGCACCTGGTTACTGCGAAGCATCAATGTACTGGAACGATGAAGAGACTGGTGAGTTGTGCCGCATTCGTCCAGACAAATGGCTGAACGAGCACAACGTGATCGTCGACGTGAAAAAGGTTGCAGATATGGACCGTTTTGCACGCCACATCGAGGAATTCCGCTACCACGTGCAGGACGCAATGTACCGCGAAGGAGCAATGAGGGTTACTGGTCAGTCGCATGGTTTTTTCTTTCTTGCCGTGAGCGAAAGCATTGATTGTGGTCGGTATCCGGTACGCGTGTTCGAGCTGGATGCACCGGATGTCGATGCCGGGCACGCTCTGTTCCGCCGGGATCTGAATACCTATCACGAATGCCGCATCAATGATGAATGGGGCGGTGTGGAAATTATTAAACGCCCTGACTGGGCACGTAAACAGGATATGTACGTATGAGCAATGATATCGCAATCACATCACAACCAGGCGCAACTGTAGGCACTGCTGCGGCAATCTTCAGCCCGGAGGGCATGAATCAACTGGTGCGTTTCGCGGAGTTGATGTCACAAAGCAAAGCTACTGTACCGAAACATCTTGAAGGCAAACCTGCCGATTGTCTGGCGGTGACCATGCAGGCGGCACAGTGGGGAATGAACCCTTTCGCCGTGGCGCAAAAAACGCATGTGGTAAACGGAACGTTAGGCTACGAAGCACAGTTGGTAAACGCGGTCGTATCCTCTTCCAGCCTGCTAGCGACACGCCTGAATTATCGCTGGAGCGGTGACTGGTCGAATGTTAACGGCAAAACAGATAAATCACCGAATCTGACGGTAACTGTGTCAGCGGTTCTTAAAGGAGAAGCAGAACCCCGTGAGCTTACCATCAGTATGGCGCAAGCCGGAGTGCGTAACTCTCCATTGTGGGAACAGGATCCGCGCCAGCAGCTTGCCTATCTTTGCACGAAACGATGGGCTCGCCTGCACGCTCCTGATGTACTTCTTGGTGTTTACACCCCTGACGAATTACAGGAAACGGCACCGCGCGTTGAGCGAGACATTACTCCGCAAACGACCACTGCTGCGGGAATGAACAGTCTGATCAACGCTAAACAAGTGAAAAAGCCTGATGAGCAAACGCGTAAAGCGGATAGCCGTGATCCAGAAGAAATGCTAATGGCCTTTACCAGCGCAGCGATGAATTACAGCACTGTCTCCGAACTGGATAAAGCTTACAAATACATTGCACAAAAACTTTCAGATGATGACGAACTGCTGGCAAAAGCCACCGACGTTTACAGCGTTCGTCGGGAAGAATTAAACGAAACATCTATGTAACCACCACCGCGGCGCCACGCGCGCCGCACTGCAACCAAGAGAGGTATTTATGAAAGGTGCATTAGGTAAGAAGGAACTCCTGGCGGTGGTGCCACTGTCATGGAGCACTATCGACCGTATGGAGCGCGCAGGGGAATTTCCTAAACGCTGGTATATCACCGATAAACGCTGCGCATGGAACCGTGATGAAGTTGAGCGTTGGCTTGATGAACGTCAGGCAGCAAGCCCAGCAGAGTTCCAGGGTAAAAAACCTCCTGTTCAGCAACGTGTATATCGTCCCGTGAGCAACGCGGCATGAGTGTGCTGCTAAGGCACTGGAGCAAATGGTCAGGATGGTACTTATTCCTGGCCTCTGTTTCAGCATGGCTTTATCTGCTGGCATTAATTTTCAGAGAGGGTTGGATTAAGTGAGAAAGTTAAGCCGACTTGAAAAATATCACATGAACAAGGTTTCAATGCGCAGTCCGTCAAAGATTGTCGCCGTTACTCCTGCGGCGATAGAGATCGAAAAACGCGCGATTGAAAGAGAGAAAAAAGGGCAGTTCCGCATTTCCGCTCACCTTTGGCTTCAGTGTATGGATGTCGCTTCTGGTGATGTTGAGCGTGCAAGGATCGCGGTTCGCAGGGACCAATGTATCACAAAAGGTAACGGCCTTCGCCGTGGCGACTATAGCGGTATAGGATGTTGTGGAGTGGTTTATGACTAAGAAATACACACTAATCTATGCAGATCCACCCTGGGTATACCGGGACAAAGCCGCAGATGGTAATCGCGGTGCCGGTTTTAAATATCCGGTTATGAGTGTGCTGGATATCTGCCGCCTTCCTGTGTGGGATTTGACCGCTGAAAACTGTCTGTTGGCCATGTGGTGGGTGCCAACACAACCACTCGAAGCACTAAAAGTTGTTGAAGCCTGGGGATTTCGTCTGATGACGATGAAGGGCTTCACGTGGATAAAATGTGGTAGTCGACAACCAGATAAACTGGTTATGGGTATGGGTCACATGACTCGTGCCAATAGTGAAGATTGCCTGTTTGCAGTAAAGGGAAAACTACCTCCGCGCATTAATGCAGGGATCGTTCAGTCATTTACCGCACCGCGGCTTGAGCATTCAAGAAAACCAGATGTCGTTCGTGAAAAACTTGTGCAATTGTTAGGCGATGTTTCTCGCATTGAACTGTTCGCCCGCCAGTCGTCTCATGGCTTCGATGTTTGGGGTAATCAGTGCGAAGACCCGGCAGTGCAACTACACCCTGGATACGCGTTGGATATCGGCGGATTAACAAATGCATTCAGCAATGCTCCGCTGTCACCAACAGACAACCAGGGGCGGGAGCGTGCAGCATGAACAGGGCATCACCAGCAGATTTAAGGAAATGCCTTGAAACTGCAAACATGCTTGCACACAGCGGGATCAGGTTTGTTCCAATTCCCGCTGTCACTGATGCTGAATTTGCAACACTGTCAGCAATATTCACAGATAAAATTGAATCACTGGCAGCAGAAGCCGAGATGGAAGAAAATCAGCAGAATAATTAAACGTTATTCCCCCGCCATCCACTTCTCAAACTTCGACGGGGAGAACGGAATCAGATCCGTATGCTCCCCGTTAATCCAGGAATCAATCATATCGGCCCACTGCTGCAACATGTAGGCGCGCTGTCTAGCGTATTCCGCTTTGTTATATACGGCGCGCACACCTTTCTGCTCATGTGCCAGAGCCTTTTCAATCCAGTCTGAAGGATAACCAGCCTCATGCAACAACGTACTGGCTGTACGGCGCATATCATGTACAGTGAAGTCCTGAATATGCTCACCATCTTCATTTATTATTTTCACCGTTCTGTCGATCAGAGAGTTCAGCGCGGCATTAGATAATGGCTTCCGGAAGTTGTAACGACCAGGAACCAGATATTCACTTCCACCAGCGCACATCTGCAACCCGACCAATATATCCTGAGCCTGTTTAGGCAGGTAAATAACATGCGCCCGGCTTCCCTTCATGCGGTCTGAAGGAATTGTCCATGTCCATTTTTTAAAATCTATTTCATCCCACGTTGCATTGGTGAATTCGCCCTTACGAACCATAGTGATAATCACCAGTTTTAAAGCCATTTTCATAGTTCCCATAGCACCAATGGCATCCAACGTGCGGAAGAACAGGCCAATTTCTTCTGGTGTCAGTGTTCGCTCTCGTGGTTTAAATATGGCGATAGACGAAGGTTTAATGTCAGCCGCAGGATTAAACAAACCATGACCACGGTCATTGGCGTGACGGTATACGCTGCTGATGATCTCCCTGGCCTGTACTGCTGTTGCCCGACCACCGCGTTCGACAATCCGGTCACACAAATCACGAACCATCAATGTGGTAATTTCAGCCATCATTTTGTTGCCAAGAACCGGAAGTATGTCACGGTCGATCACCGCCTGCTTCATTGCGCGGGTACTGTCAGCCAGGATGACGTGTTTCATATAACTGTCGGTATGTACCGCAAACGTCTCGGCACCACGAATCTTTTTGATACCGTCACGTTTAGCCGCAGCCGGCGACTGGCCTGCTTTAAGCAGCTTCTTTGCAGCAATCAGTTCTTCCCGCGCTTCTGCCAGGCTGATACCGTCACGCCCATACTGCCCGATTACCAGTGTTTCGCGGCGACCGTTGATACGGTAGTCATAGCGAAACGAGACCGTACCTGACGTAAGCACAGCTACATACAGCCCGTCACGATCGGAGACTTTGTATAGTTTGTCCTGCGGCTTGAGGTTTTTTAATTTTGTATCGGTAAGCAC